CGGCCGACGCCTTCGGATACTTCGTCGTTCACCGCTTCCCGATCATCAAGCCCGCCACCTCAATCAACATGGGATTCGCCCGATAATGGCAGACGTTCAATACCAGCGCCCTGAATACGAGGCAGCGCAAGCCCGTTGGCGCCTGGTGCGCGACGTTTGCAAGGGCTCCGAGGCGGTCAAGGCTGCTGAGCGGCTCTATCTGCCGAAACCTAACCCGCACGACACGAGCAAAGAGAACGCTGAGCGGTATACCAACTACCTAGCGCGTGCTGTGTTCTACAACGCCACCGGCCGCACGCGTGATGGTCTGGTGGGTGCTGTGTTCCGTGTGGTGCCTACGCTCACTGCGCCCGCGCTGCTCGACTACATGCAGACCGATGCCAATGGTGCCGGGATCAGCGTTTACCAGCAGTCGCAGACGGTCCTGGCCGATGTGCTTGAGACTGGCCGTGCGCTGGTCCTTGTTGACTTCCCTGCGGTGGAGTCTGCTAGCCGGGCTGACATGCAGAGCGGCGTGGCGCGGGCGACCATCACGGCATACCCAGCTGAAGCGGTCATCAACTGGCGCACAACCAAAGTCGGCGCCCGTCACATGCTGTCGCTGGCCGTGCTGCGCGAGACGCACGAGATCGAAGACGGCTTCGGCATGAAGACCGAGCCTCAATACCGGGTGCTGAGCCTGCGCGATGGCGTTTACACCGTCGACGTGTGGCGCCAGGCCGCCGGCGAGGGCGCGTTCGAGATCGCTGAAACCTACAGCCCGCGCCGCAGCAATGGTGCGCCGTGGGGTGAGATCACGGCCTTTTTCGTGGGCGCACAGAACAACGACACGTCGATTGACGAATCCCCTCTGTACGACCTGGCCGAGATCAATATTGGCCACTACCGCAACAGTGCGGACTACGAGGATTCGGTCTATCTGGTCGGTCAGCCTCAGGTGTTCATGGCCGGGCTCGACGATCACTGGGTCAAGATGCTTGAGGAAAAGGGCATCTACTTCGGCTCTCGGGCAATCCTGCCTCTGCCTCAAGGTGGATCGGCCGGCATCCTGCAGGCTCAGCCGAACATCCTCGCCAAAGAGGCGATGGACGCCAAAGAGCGCCAGATGGTCGCCTTGGGTGCTCGCCTGATTGAGAAGGGCAGCGCCACGAAGACCGCCACCGAGGCCGCGTCGGATAACGCAGCCGAGCATTCGGTGCTGTCTCTGGTCGCGTCCAACGTCAGCGAGGCCTACACCAAGGCCCTGCAGTTCGCTGCTGAGTACATGGGTGCCACTGGCGAGTGTGTCTACGCACTGAATCAGGACTTCATCGAAGCCCGCCTTGATCCGCAGACCCTGGCCGAACTGGTCAAGTCCTGGCAGGCCGGCGCGATCACTGATGCCGACTTGTGGGCTCAACTGCGCCGGTACGGGCTGATCGATGCCGAGAAATCGGACGACCAGATAAGGGAAGAGCTTGCCAGCAGCACGTCTGGCCTGAACTTGGACGACGACGTGGTATAATTCGACTGTGCGGCTAGGGTAGCTCCCGAAGAGTCGGCCCCTAACCGGCCTGCCGCACCTCATCAGTTAGGGTTCGTACTGTAGGGGTATGAGATGAAAACGAATGCATTGAGCCATTTGGCGTCTCTGAATTGGGAAGCTTTCTTTGGTCACCGCACAGTCAGAAATGGCGAGTGCATCGAGTTCACCGGAGCGAAAGACCCGAAAGGATATGGCCGAGTCGGTCACAACAAAAAGGTCTACTTGGCTCACAGGGTCAGTTACCAGATTGTTAATGGCGACATCGCGCCGGGCATGTTCGTGTGCCATCGCTGCGATAACCCGTCCTGCATAAATCCAGAACACTTATTCGCCGGCACTCTGCGCGACAACACAGATGACATGCTTGCAAAGGGTCGCTCTCAGAAAGGTCGAGGCGAGACGCATAGCCAGGTCAAACTGAGCGCCGAGCAGGTGAAAGCCATTCGCCTTGATACGCGCATTCATCGAGAGATTGCCGAAGAGTATGGCGTGGCTACGTCTTACATCACCAACATCAAATCCTTGCGCTGCTGGACGGATATTGATTCGCCGGTTGTTCGGATGGGGTACGCGAAAGGCGAGAGAAATCCAACGGCAAAGCTAACCCGCGAGCAAGCAGAGCTAATCAGGGCTGACAATCGAACATTCACGGACATCGGTAAGGAATACGGTGTGTCGCGGGTGACCGTCAGCAACATCAAGAAAGGCAAAGTCTGGAGGCAGTGAATTCTTATGGCCGCGGCTGAATTACTCATTGAGATCGCGACCAAGAATTCTGTGATGCTCGAGCGCCTCAAGAGTGGAGAAGTCGAGAAGATCGACCCTTTCCTCCGGCGCATCGACAAGGATCTACGCGACAGGCTGAGCCGCGACACGCTGACCGACTACAGCCGGGCGCGCCTTGAGGGGCTGCTGAAGTCCATTGATGCGATGCTTGCCAAGATTCACGGCGAGTTCACATCGCAGCTGCTGCTGGACCTGTTCGACATCGGCGCCTATGAGGCCGAGTTTGAAGCCAGGTCGCTCGATCAGGTGCTAGTCAATATCACCGCGGCGGCTCCGACGGTGAAGGCGATACAGGCCGCCGTAAAGGCTCAGCCGCTCAGCGTGACCGGGCCGGATGGCGGCAAGCTGCTGGAGTCGTTCATTGCTGATTGGACCCAGGCCGAGCGCAACCGGGTGACTGGTGCAATTCGGATGGGCTATGCGCAAGGGGAAACGAACCAGCAGCTGATAAACCGCATTCGCGGCACCAAGGCGCTGAAGTACAGCGACGGCCTGCTAGCCATCACCCGGCGTAATGCTGAGGCGGTTGTTCGAACCGGAATCCAGCACGTCGCCAGCGTGGCGCGCATGGAGACGTGGAAGGCGAACTCGGATGTTGTCACCGGCTATCGCTGGGTCAGTACGCTGGATTCAAGAGTCACGAAAACGTGCATGGCGCTCGATGGACGCGAGTTCAAGATGGGCAAAGGCCCGCTTCCTCCCGCACACGTGAGGTGTAGGAGTACGACAGCTGCACAGCTTGACGCCCGCTACTCATTCCTCGATGAAGACGCCACCCGGTCTAGCAAAGATGGATACGTCGACGCATCGGAAACATATTTCTCTTGGCTGAAAAAACAGCCCGCAGAGTTTCAAAACATCGCGCTCGGTCCTGAGCGCGCAAAGCTGTTCCGCGACGGCGGGCTAAGCGCTGAGCGCTTCGCCGAGCTGCAGTTGGATCGGCAATTTAAACCACTGACCTTGGAACAGATGAAGGCCCTAGAGCCCGAAGCGTTCCGTAGGGCAGGCATCTAGCCGGCAGGGCCGGCAAACCTAGTCTCCGGGAGACACCATGCTCGACTACCAACGCGACAGCCTGGAAGGGCTGGACGAGGGCGCGCGCGCCTTTTACGAAGAGAAAGACGGCAAGTTTCAGCTGAAGGTTAACGGCATCCCGCAGGGCGAGGACGTCACCGGCCTGAAAGCCAAGCTCGAGGAACTGCTGGGCGAATCCAAGGCAGCCAAGGCGAAAGCCCGCGAGGCCGAGGAAGCAGCCAAGAAGGCCGCTGAAGAAGCCGCTCGCAAGAATGGCGATGTCGATGCCCTCGACAAGTCCTGGCAGGAGAAGCTGAGCAAGCGCGAGCAAGAGCTACTGGCTGAGCGCGAAGGCCTGACCGGGCAGATCAAGAATCTGACCGTTGGCCGCGCCGCTACTGACCTAGCCGCAGAACTCGCCGTGCAGGGCAGCGCAAAGGCCCTCCTTCCTCACCTTCAAGCCCGTCTGAGCATGGATATCCGCGATGGCAAGCCGACTGTGGTCGTCCTAGACGCCAACGGCAAGCCAAGCGCGGCAACCCTGGAAGAACTGAAAGCAGAATTTGTCAACGATCCGGCTTTTGCGCCGCTGATCGTCGGCAGCAAAGCATCCGGTAGCGGGGCTAACGGTGCAAAGCCTGGCGGCGGGGCCGCTAAGAAGTTCAACGAATACACCGGCGCAGAACTGTCGGCCATTCGCACAAGCGATCCGGCCAAGTACGAACGCCTCAAGACTGAATTTTACGGAGAATAGCCCCAATGGCCACCGTTCGCCTTTCCGACATCATCGATGTCACCGTTTTCCAAGACCTCCCGGCTGTGAACAGCCCGGAGAAGACCGCCTTCTACGAGTCCGGCATCGTCACCTCGAGCCAGCTGCTCAATGGCCTGGCCACTGCGGCCGGTAAGACTGCCGAGCTGCCGTTCTGGAAGGATATCGACCAGACCGTCGCGCCGAACCTGTCCAACGATGATCCGGCTTCCACCGCTACCCCGGCCAAGATCGTTCAGGGCGAGCAGATCAGCCGCAAGGCCTTCCTGAACAAGGGGCTGTCCGAGTCCGACCTGGCTTCCGAGCTGGTACTTGGCCCGAAAGCCATGGATCAGATCCGCGCCCGCATCGACACCTACTGGACCCGCCAGTGGCAGCGCCGCCTGCTCGCCAGCGTGAACGGCGTGCTGGCTGACAACGTCGCCAACGATGGCGGCGACATGGTTTTCGACATCGCAGGCGCAACCAACGCCGACGTGACTGCGAGCACCATCTTCACCCGCCAGAACTTCACCAGCGCCGCCTTCACCATGGGCGATGCGGTCGATGGCATCCAGGCGATCGCCGTTCACTCGGTCGTGTACAAGCGCATGATCGACAACGATGATATCGACTTCATCAAGGACAGCGCCGGCAACATGACCGTGCCGACCTTCCTCGGCAAGCGCGTGATCGTCGACGACAGCATGACCTACACTCCGGCAGCCGGTAGCGCTGGGGTCGACGCAGCAGCGCGCTACACTAGCGTTCTGTTCGGTCAAGGCGCCTTCGGCTTCGGCAATGGCCAGCCAAAGGTTCCGGTCGAGGTTGAGCGTCAGGCGACTCAGGGCAACGGTGGCGGTATCGAAACCCTGTGGACCCGCAAGACCTGGATCTGCCACCCGTTCGGCTTCCAGAACACCAGCACCCCGGCTGCGGAGTCCTTCTCGCTGGCTGAGCTGGAGACTGCCGCTGTGTGGGACCGCGTGGTTGATCGCAAGAACATCCCGCTGGCCTTCCTCGTGACCAACGGCTAAACGGATCGGCCCCCAGCAATGGGGGCCATCTTGGAGGCGCAGATGACAATTGCTGAACAGCTGCGATTGCAGCGCATGTACAACGAACAGATTTCGGGCAGGGTCGCGCAGCAAGGCGAGACGAAGCCAAAAGAACCGACCAAGCCACGGCGAGCCCGGGCCAAGGAATAACGCATGGCACTGATCACTGAGGACGGCACGGGAAAGCCCGATAGCGAGTCTTACGCCACGGCCGCCGAGCTGGTCAGCTATGCCGCGAACTACGGCGTGACCGTTCCCGCCACCGTAGAGGCTCAGGAAGCGCTGTTGCGCCGCGCTGCAATTCAGATGCAGGTCATGGGCTGGAAAGGCCGCAAGGCGAGCGCTGTGCAGGCTCTGGCGTGGCCTCGCTATGGAGCCGAGGTAGATGGCGAGATTCTCCCGTCGACCTACATCCCGGCGCGCATCCAGTACGGCCAGATGGCCCTGGCTGCCGAGATTCACGCGGACGACATCGACCCGCCTGCCCAGCGACAGGGGGCAGTGATCCGCGAGCGGGTAGAGGGTGCCGTCGATGTGCAGTACGCCGAGAACAAGTCGGGCTATCTGCTGCCGGCCGCACCGGATCGCCCAAGCCGGACACAGTTCGCTGATTATCTGGTCAAGCGTGGCCTATTTGCCGTGAGGGCGTGACATGAGCGCGTTCTATGATCGGATGAGCGCCACTGCATTAAACCTGATCGCCAGTTTCGGCCAGACCATAACCCTGCGCGACACGGTGCCGGGCGAGTACGACCCTGTGACGGGCGGATCGACGCCTGACGTTGAGGTCGACCAGCCTGCACAGGCCATCCTGCAGGACTACGCGCTGCAGCAGGCCGGCATGAGCTATGCCGAGGACACGGTCATTCGGCAGGGTGACAAGAAGATCCTCGTCGCAGCCCAAGGCATTACGCCGCCGACGCTCACCACGACAGTCATCGCAGACGGCGCAACGTGGACCATCGTCAACATCAAGGAGATCAACCCAGCCGGTACGCCGCTGGTGTATGAGATCCAAGGCAGGCGCTGATGGCATTCGCTGACGACGTTCGGAAGTTTGCGCTGAAGGCTGACGAATCAGTCGACCGAACGGTGCGGGCGGTGACGCTCTCCCTGTTCAACAGCGTGATTCGTGACACTCCAGTCGACACCGGGCGAGCAAGAGGGGCATGGGAAACCACTGTAGGCCAGCCGTCCAGTTCCGTGCCTGAGCGGCTCGACAAGAGCGGGCAGCAGGCAATGGCAGAGGTAGCCGCCAACACGCCAAAGGGCGCAGGACAGGAAACCTATATCGCCAACAACCTTCCGTACATCGAGGAACTGGAGTACGGCAGCAGTAAGCAGGCGCCGGCCGGAATGGTTCGGGTGAACTTCGCCCGAGTGCAAAAGAACCTGGCAGACGCCATTGCCAAGAACAAGGTGTGACCATGTCCCAAAAGCTGATTCGTTCGCTGCTTCAGGGCAGGCTGAACGCCTTTGCTGCTGCGCGCTCGTTGCCGGTAGCGTGGGAGAACATTCCATTCACCACGCCAGCGGGCCAGTACCTGCGCTTTAACCTGCTCAAGGCGATGACCGACAGCGCCGACCTGGCCGGAGCACACCGCGAGTACAGCGGCGTGTGCCAGATCAGCGTGTTCGTGCCGAAAGGAAAGGGTCCGACAGATGCGGAAACGCTGGCCGCTGATCTTGCCGAGCTTTTCCCGCTGAACGATCGCCTCACGTCTGGCAGCTTCGTCATACAGATCACGAGCCCATGCAGCGAAGGCCCGCCCATCACTGGCGACCTTCATTTCATGGTTCCGGTGAGCTTCACCTACCGAGCCGACACGATTTAGCAACTGATCACCACGATAGCCCGGCCTAGCGCCGGGCTTTTTATTGGCCGCTAGGCCGCAACACAGCGCCGCAAATGCGGCCTAGGAGTTCACCTTGAGCGTTAGCCTACCCAACGGCGCCGTAGTATCCATCGCTTCCGCGTATGCCGCGCCGATCACAATCACCGCCGTATCGAACGCCAACCCGGCCGTTGCTTCAGCAGTCGGTCATGGTCTCGCCAATGGCGATATCGTCGAAGTCACCTCCGGCTGGTCGCGCCTGAATAGCCGCGTCGCCCGCGTTGCCGGCGTGACTGCTGATACCTTCGAGCTCGAGGGTATCAACACCACCTCGACCAACCTGTATCCGGCCGGCGGCGGTGCTGGCTCGGTGCGCAAGGTCAGCACCTGGCAGCAGATCACCCAGGTTCTGGAGTTCACCACGTCTGGCGGCGAACAGCAGTTCGTCACCTACTCATTCCTTGAGGAGGACGTCGAGCACCAGATTCCGACCGTCAAAAGCGCATCCAGTTTCGCCATGACCATCGGTGACGATGCCGAGCTGCCCTGGTACAGCATTTTGTCTAACGCCAACGACGACCGTATCCCGCGCGCCGTGTCGGTCGTGCTGCCGTCTAGCTCGGCGATTTACTACAACGGCTACGTGACCCTGAACAAGACCCCGACGCTTACCAAGAACGAGCTGATGGGCCTGCAGAGCACCGTTTCGTTGACTTCCGAGCCAATGCGCTACGCAGCGTAAGGCAGACAAGGCCCGTCACTCGGCGGGCCTACTCTTTCCAGATAGGGACGATCCATGAGCGTTAAATTCACCCTGACCCCGAACCCTACCTTCAAAGCGCCGGTAGAAATCCCGCTGCCTGATGGCCAAGTTGCCAAGCCGGTGATGGAGTTCAAGCACCGCGATAAGGACAGCCTTGACGCCCTAGTGAAGAACAAGAGCATCAAGGACCCCGCGCTGCTCGGCGAAATCCTGGCAGGCTGGGATCTCGACGAAGAGTTTGGACCGGCCAGCATCGAACTGCTGTGCAAGAACTACGTGATGGCACCGAAAGCAGTCCTGACCGCGTATATCAATGCGTTGGTGGACGGTCGCCGGGGAAACTAGAGGGGGCTGTCGAGCGGCTGTATCGAAAGGGTGCCGACCCCGAAGAAATGGCCCGGTTCGGCTTACGCCCCGAGGACTACCCAGCAGAAGAGTTCGGCATCTGGCCAGAGAATTGGCAGGTCTTCGATGTCTTCCTGTCGATGCAGACGCAGTGGCGAACCGGCATGAACGGCCCGACTGGCTTGGATTACACGGCTCTTGAGTCCCTGTTCCGAATGAATGGCATCAAACGGTCACAACAGCGCGATCACCTCGAAGCGATGCAGATCATGGAGCGCGCCGCACTGAGGGCTATGGCCGAGAATCGGTGATAATCTGGCCCTTTCATACAGGGAGGGGAACCATGCGCAAGATTCTCATCGCGGCTGCGCTGCTCGTTCTGGTTGGCTGTGCTTCTCACGGCAAGCCGATCACGCAGTGGCAGATAGATCAGATCGAAGAGGGCGAAACCACTCGCCAGGATCTACTGGCTAGCTTCGGAAGGCCAGTCGTCACGTCTAGAAACTCGGACGGCTCGGAGATCATCGGCTGGGCCTATGCCAAGGTCGGGTTCGCTGGGTCGAGCTACCAGAACCAATCACTCACAGTAACGCTAGACCCTCAAGGCAAAGTCCTGAGGTACACGACAAGCGAGGTTGGCGATCCGCGCCGATAGTCGCAAAGCATCACAAGAGCCCGCCCAGTGCGGGCTTTTTTTATGGCCGGAGAAAAGCATGACCGAATACGCCCGCCTAGTCCTGAGCGTGGACAGCACAAGCGGCCTGAAGGCTGCGAGCGACTTGGATCGCCTGGAAGCTGCGTCCCGCAAGGCTGAAGGCGGGTTCGATCAGCTTGAGCGGCAGACCAAGCGCAACGCGATCGCTACTGGCCATCTCAAGACCGCCGTCGCCGCACTGGGTACAACCCTAGTCGCCGCTGTTTCCGCGTCGGCGCTGCGTTCCGCTGCCGGGCTGGTCCAGACCTATCAGGAGATGGCCGAGCGCGTGCAGATGGCCACGCGTAGCCAAGCCGAGTTCGAGCTTGTACAGCGTCGCCTGCTGAATACGGCCAATGGCACCTACCGGTCACTGTCCGAGGCGCAAGAGATTTACATCCGCACTGCCGACAGCCTCCGCAGTATGGGCTACTCGACTCAGCAGGCGCTGGACGTAACGGACTCGATGTCCTACGCGTTCGTGACAAACGCGACCAGCGCCGAACGAGCCGAGGCGGCCATCAGCGCGTTCTCGAAGTCGATGAACACCGGGCGCGTTGCTGCCGATCAGTGGGAGACGATTACCTCCGCACTGCCTTCTGTGATCAACGAGATTGCCGAGGCAACCGGGCGGTCCGCCACCGAGATTCGCGCGATGGGCGCGGCCGGCAAGCTTTCCGCCCGCGACCTGTCGGAAGGGCTGCGTAAGTCTCTGGACGACAACGCCAAGGCTGCGGCCAATATGGCGACCAACCTGAAGGACGCAGGGGTCCGGGCAGAAACGGCAATCACGTCGATCCTTGTCGCGGTCGAGAAGCAAAGTGGCGCAATCCAGGCTGTCACGAATAGCATCACGGCCGCTGCCGACTCGGTGCTCGAGTTCAGCGAAGACACCGAGGCGATGAAGAGCGCCTTGGACGGCATCAGCACCGCCGCCGAATACCTCGCTGTCGCCCTTGGTGCTCGCCTTGTCACCGCAATGCTGGCCTACACCACGGCACAGGGGCAGGCCGCAGTTGCGACAGTCGTCCGCATCGCCAAGGAGCGCGAAGCCCTGACGGTTATCGCTGCCCGTGCTGCTGCTGAGCGTCAATCGGCAATGGCAGCACTGGCTGTAGCCAAAGCAGAGTTCGAGGCAGCTAAAGGCACCAACGCACACGCTATCGCCGCGCGGAGCCTTTCGGCAGCCCAGGCCGTGGCTCTACAGGCTGCGACAGGCCACGCAGCGGCGCAGAACGCACTCAACACGGCAATGACCGCTGGCACAGTGGTCGCCAATGGGCTGCGAAGCGCTATGGCTCTGCTAGGTGGTCCTGCCGGCGTAATCCTGCTTGCTGCCGGCGCGCTCTATACGTTCGCCAGCAATGCGCGTGACGCGAAGCCGCCCGTCGATCTGCTCGCCGACTCGATCAACGACTTGGGCGATGCAACGCTTCGTGCACTGCGCGCCGACCTGCTCACCAAGATCGAAACCGAATCTAGGGGCGCAGCCGGCGAACTGACCGCGTTGAATGCCCGCGTTGAGACGCTACGTGACAACCTTTCTCGCTTTCCAAATAGCGCAAAGGCTCAAGAATGGCGTGAAGAACTCGAAATCACTGCTGAGAAAGCGCTCGTTGCTGATGAGGCGCTTGAGAAGTACCGCAAGCGTCTGCGCGCGGTTGACGAGGAGATAGGCAAGCGCAGCAAAGCGCCGGAGCTGAGCGACCCGGAGGAGCCTACATCCAGCGCGGACGGGCAGAAAGCCATCGTAAGGATGCGCGAGCAACTGGAACTGGCAAAGCTTCAAGGTGAAGCACGCGCACGACTTGCGGCTATTCAGTCGCTCGGCGCCGAGGCCACCAAGGAAGAACGCGAGGAGGCTGAAAAGCTGGCTGGCGAGCTGTATCGTCTGGAGCAGGCAGAGCGCACGCGCGGCAAGACTTCCGAGAAGACGCTTCAGACTCAGGTGTCCGCACTTGAGCTGCAGGCTCAGATGCTGGGCAAGAACGCCACCGAGGCGGCGCTGTACAAGCTGTCGATGGATGGCGCCACAGAGGCCCAGCTGTCTAGCGCTCGCTCGGCACTGCAAGCCGTTGATGCCTACGAGAAGCAAGCTGAGGCCATTCGCAAAGTTAACGAGGCGGAGGAGAACACCAACCGCGAGGCGGTATCGATCGTCGACGCGCTGATGACCGAAGAGGAGGCGATCAGGTCATCTTATGAGCGTCGCCGACAAATCATCATGGATGCGACTCTGCTCACGGCAGAAGAGCGCAACGAAGCAATGGTTCGGCTGGAGCAGGAGCGCGACGAGCAACTGCTGGAGGTCAATGGCAGCTACTGGGAGCGATACCTGGCCGCCGCAGAGGAGAGTTTGTCCAGCTTCGATGAGTTGGCCGGCACCGTTGTTGAAGGCTTCAGTAGCCGATTCGGTGACGCTTTCGAGTCGATGGTGTTCGACGCTCAATCTCTTGGCGATGCCGTCTCGGGGTTAGCAGAGGGAATGGCTAGGTCGATCGTTAACGCGCTGGGCCAGATGGCGGCGCAGTGGCTTGCGTACCAGGCCGTTCAACTGCTCGTCGGCAAGACGACTCAGGCATCCGCAGCCAGCACCATGACGTTTAACGCGCTGGCATCTCAACAGATGGCGGCGATCAACGCGTTCGCATCCACAGCAGCCATCCCGATCGTCGGGCCTTTCCTAGCCCCTGCCGCAGCTACTGCTGCGATCGCAGCAACAACGCCGATGGTTGGCGCTGTCGCCTCCCTGTCGCTCGCCGGTATGGCGCACGACGGTATCGACAGCGTGCCTCGTGAAGGCACGTGGCTGTTGGACAAGGGTGAGCGAGTCGTCGACCAGCGCACGAACGCCGACCTGAAAGACTTTCTATCAAGTGGCAGCGAGGGCGGCGGCGATATGACCGTCAACGTCAACCTGATCGAAGACTCCAGCAAGGCCGGAAAGGTGGAGAAAAAGCAAAACAGCGATGGCTCGCTGACTGTGAACGCATTCATCGCCGACATCTATGGCGAAGGCCAGGCATTCAAGGCCATCAGCAGGAAGTTCGGATTGCAAACCAAGGGGTGGTGAAAGCAGGGGGATGCTCCCCTGCTTTTAGCTCACTAGCCCAAGTCGGCCTTAATCGCCTGAACAGCAAGCTCAAGCGTCACCAGGGCCTCCTTCTTGGCGGCCTCATAAAGCGCTGAGCGTGAATCCATGTTCTCGACCCAGACGCCGACCTTAACGCTGCCGCTTTGCGAGGCTGCCTGGTCGAACAGATCGACATAAACCATGCATTTATCTTCGTTTGGATCGAAAGCGCCGACGCGGATTTCCATGTGCATCTCCTTTGAATAGAGCGGGAAGGATACCAAATGCCGCCAATTGAATATCCAGTAGAGCTTCCGTTCCCGACCAGGGATGGCTTTGCGGTCGAGGCGGCGAACAAGATCCTTCGCACCGAGATGCAGAGCGGTCGCGCGCGGCAGCGGATAAGGTTTACCAGCGTTCCATCATTCGTGTCGTTGCGCTGGATCTTCACCACGCCGCAGGCTCAGCTGTTCGAAGGCTGGGCAGACGACGTGGTTGGCGCCGGCTGGTTCGCGCTCACGCTCAGGACACCGATCGGCCTAACTGAGCACCAAGCGAGATTCCTAGAAAGCCCGCAAGGGCCGGCTCTGTTCGGGATCGATCGATGGGCCTACACGGCGAGGGTTGAGCTGCGCGATAAACCGAAGGTTGCGCCTGGTTGGGCGGTTTATGCGCCGCAGTACATTCTGCTATCGAGCCTATTTGACAAGGCCATGAACCAAGAATGGCCCGAATCGAAATACCAGACCTTCATGGGCGCCTTTGACGAAGGCATAAATCAGGAGTGGCCCGAATGACAGTGCTTGAAAAAGTCTATGCCTCGGGCGGCGACACCATCATCTTCACGCTAGAGCTGACGTGCGAGGCCTGGGATACACCGATTCTTCTGGCCGAGGGTTTCGACGATCAGCACTGCATCACCGAGGACGGCCGGGCGCTGACTTTCATTGGGTCTGGGATTGGCATTGCATTGCCGAAGAAGACAAGCAGCGGCGCGCAGAACTTGAGCTTCGCGATTGGCAACGTGACAGGGGAGGCGCAAGCCAAGATTGACGCGGCGCTTGAGGCGGAGAAGAAGGTGTTCTTGACCTTCAGGACCTACCTCGCCAGCGATCTAACGGCGCCGTCCGATCAGGTTTATCGCGCGACAGTGCTGAGCGGCAAGATCAAGGGTTCAACCGTACAGGTGACGGCTGGCTTCTTCGACCTCATCAACACGGCGTTCCCGCGCGACCTCTACACCGTCAACTTCGCCCCCGGCATTCGTTACCTATGACCTGGCTCGACAAATACCTCTCGTCCTCATACCGGGACGGGGGGCGCGACCTGCCGTTCGTGGATTGTTACGGCCTGGTGCGCCTGGTGCGCGAGGAAGTGTTCGGGAAGGGCGACCTGCCGTCGTTCGGGCATGTGCGCAACACCATGCCCGCCGA